AACTTGAACAATATATTTTTAACGTCGGCCATTTTTATTTTGATTTTTCCATTGCTTCATTCCGTTCGTCCATGATCCTGAAAAATGTCGCTATGGTTGTGTAATATTCATCGATTGATAATGATTCCAACGCTTTCATTTCGGTCACTTTGTTTTCGCAAATGATTTGGTTTGTGTAATTGATTTCGTCAATGTACCGCCCAATTTCAGTTGATGCAAAATTTGTTGGAATCTTTCGTTTGCCGGGGCGTTCGCTTTCAAATAAACGGCCAAATCTTGCGCGGATATTTCGGAATATTTGGTTGTGAGTTCGAACGCCCGTTGGATAAAAAAATCGGATGCCCCTGGATTTTGTTTGATGTAATCAATTTTTTTCGCCTTGTAAACATCGGAAAATTCGGATTCATCTTCGCCGTCCATAATAAAATAGCACGCGGCCAATTCAACCATTGTTTGTTCCTCGCCAATGTATTCCAATCGGAATTCCATTTCCATAAGCAAATGAAACATTTCGGTGATATTCCCGGCGTTCCCGGCTTTTTTCATCGCTTCAATCAAAATGGTCAATTGTGATTTGGTCATGTTCATTTCGGCGAATCGCGTCGCAACTTCGGCCGCAATGGCGCGTTTTGCCGGCATGGTCAACGGATTGGCGTATTCGTAGAAATCCACGCCGTCGGATCCGGTGAAAACCTTTTTCAACGGAATTTTTGTTCCCGTTGCCGTTTGTTTTTGTTTTTTGGAAAATATCATTTTTTGGGTTTTTTATTCGCCATTTTCGCCGCGTTCATTTGGGCGTTGCATATTGCAAACGCGGATGATTCTGATTTCCCGGATTTGATCACGGCGGAAACGCAACGGTCTAATTTTTTCGGCATAACCTTTTTTTTTCAAAGGTATGCAAAACTTCAATTTCGATATTTCAAAAAATCATTGTGAAATGTCCACAAATAATACCGCAAACAATCGAGCAAATGCGTCGCAAACGAATCGCGTTTTTTGTCAATTTCACCGTGATCGGTTGATTCTACATTTTGCAAATCCTGGATCAAAAATTGACATGATGAATCAATGAGAAAATCCGGATGTTTTTCCAAAATTGAATTGAGCAAAACACGCGAATTTTTAATTGACGGATTGACCGTTGGAACCTTAAACGCTGATTTTGGAATCTGCAATTCGTCGCGAATGATTGTATAAAAATTCATTGCGCCGCGCGTCATTGCTGATCGATTCGCCCCGGATGCATCGCCTGTTATCCAAAACAATCTATCGCCAAACGTTTTTCTAATGGTTTGGCATAGTTCATATATGTCGGAATTCCGCAATCTGAATTCCTGGATGATTCTAATTTTGTTTTGATACGATTGTCCGGCGATGCATGTAATCGGATCGACGTTAAAATCAAACGACAAAATGATTGGTTCGTTTGCAATTGGGCGAATATCATTTTGGACATTTTTTGTCCTTTTGAATGCATACGCAAATGGACGTTCGACATTCAATGTATCCCAATCGCCATGAACGAAAACCGCTTTTGTGACATCATCCAGGTTTTCCATTGCCGCCATGTATTCGGGCGGCAACGACGGATTGTCCGTCATTAAAGCGCGCAAATAAAAATAATTTTTCGGCAAAATTCCATTGATTGCCGGTTCATGAAATTCCGTTTTTGTCCATGTTTGCGACGGGTTGCATGTCAATAATATTAATCGCGGAGGCTGATTTTTTGATGAATCGAAAATGTGACGGCCAACGCGCAATTTGCATTTTTCAAATGTTTTTTTTTGTACCTCTTGGGCTTCCTCAATCAAAAAAAAATTTGTTTCTAATCCGTCAAATCGCGTCAAATTTTTGTCCTGAAAATAGTTTTCCGGGAAAAATTCCATTGTCGAACCATTTGTGAATGTGACAATGTGATCCGTTCCGTGAAATTGCCGGATGAAATTTTTTGGACATAATTTCAAAAACGTTGGAATGGTTGTTCGCTTCAACGACGGTAATGATTCCCGGATGACATGCGATTTTGATCCAGGAAAAATTTTCGCAAGCAAAATCAACGTTGCAATTGAAACAAATGATTTTCCGCCACCGGCCGCGCCGCCATACAACAAACATTCATGGTTGCCGGAAAAAACGGCGTTCATGAATTCCAATTGTTTTTCGTGCGGATGAAATTTGATCAATTGACGTTTATTTTGAAACGTTCCTGATTTTGAAAAAAGTATTTTTCAATATCCGTCCATTGATCAATCAAATAATCAAAATATGGATCATTCGTTTCGCGCTTTTGAATTTCAAAATGAATGATTTCGCGATTGATAATCCGATTTGCTTTCATTATGGTTCCGGCGTCATCGACAATTTTTTTACATAGGATGAACATTTCGGATTCACTCAATTTGATTTCGGACGAATAATTTTCCTTTTGTTTTTGTGTTTGCATTGATTTTTTTTATTTGTTCCGGGTTGTTGTCATAATGAATGGCGATTTCATTTTCATCCATGAATTGCCATTTGTCACGGCCGCCGGTGAAAATTATGTGATCCAATTCAATACCTAATTCATCGGCAATTTCAAAAACATCGGCCGACCTGGATGATTGCCGCGCCGTAATGATGTAAATTTCATCGCCCCGTTCAATCATCATTTCAACCATATCCCGGCCGCTTTGATTTGTCAAAACGCCGTCGAAATCAAACGAAATATTCATTTTGTTTTTTTTTATGTGAATCTAATTGATTGGCCGCCAATTTGAAAAATTTGTTCATCGCCGGCAACTTCCAAATTGATTTGATCCGCCCAATTTTCCGGATCCGTATTTTTCAACGCAAAAATTACGGCGGCCGTTTGTGGTTGAATGAATCGGTTTTTTGTTTTTATTTTTTTTCCGACCAATTGCCCGGTTTTTGAAAAAAGTTCTTCCGTGTCCGTTTCCGTGATCCAAAAACCCAAAATCAATTGTTCCAAACCCGTTTCGGCTTTTTCCTTTAATCCTGTTTTCCGGATTAAATTATGTTTCTTTTTGGCGTCATTGAACATCGCCATGATTTCAGGATGATCAATTTTCCAATAGTGAAACGTTGATTTTTCAATGCCGCCGGCATGACAACATGATTCCATTGTGAATTCGCCCGTTGCGTATTTTTCACAAATGATTTTGGCAATCCTCAATTTTTCGTCAACTGATGATTTTTTTTTTGCCATTGCCGTTTTCGTTCCGGCCGAACCTTTTGATTTTGCCATTTTCGCATTTTTGCGGCGATTGGTTTTCGCCCGGTGTCGTTGCTAAAATGGTTATTTGAAAAATTTATCCCGGATAATTATGGTTTTTCCGATTTGTGATCCTTTTAGCCAATTAATTTCATTGATTTTTTGTTTCGCACTTTCCGGCGTTCCGTGCCTGGATAAAAATGATTGAACTTGTTGTTTTGTTTTTCCGCCCTTGACGCCCCATTCATTTCGGGATGCAATATCGCCGCCCTGGATGATCCTGGATTGACCGTCAACAATGCATTCCGCTTTCCACGCTTTGCCTTTTGCCGTTGCGTTTGATATTTTACAAATTGCCATTTGTTTCGATGTTTGTGCCGGTAACAAAATTAATGAATGCAAATGGATCCGGTTTCATTTGACCGGAATATTGATTGCAAAATTGAATCCAAATTGCATTGTGCTTTTTTGTGATTACTGAATTCCGCAAACGTTCATCCGGGAAATCCGTAATATATTTTTCAAAGGATTGAACCAAATTCCAAAATTCGTTTTGAATTTTTTTGGTTTCGCGCCATGCCGCGCGTTTCGATGTTCTATTCATTTTCCATTGCATTTTGCATTAAATCAATCGCCGCCAATGCATTCAACCGGGCGGAATTGAACAAATTCAATGTCAATTCAAATTCGATTAAACTAATTGATTCGTCATTTGCCAACAATTTTTCGGCATGATCGAAATATGAATTGATTGATGATCGGATTTCGTCAAACATGTAATTCGGCCAATTTCATTTTGATGTATTCGGTCAAATCTGAAAATTCATCCATTTGATTCAACCATTTTTGAAAACGTTCCATTCGCCTGGCATTTTGATTTTTGGCGATTTGCCTTTCATCGGTTTCAACAAACAATTTTGAATATTTGTTCCCTTGATGTTCCTGGATCCCATTGATGTAAATTCGACCGTCATCCATGATTTGAGATATTGACGCCGTCAATGATTGATGAACCATGTTCATCCGGTTTCGCATTGTGAAAATGGTTGTTCCCGGATTGTCATAAATGAAAACCAATATTTTTTTTGCGTTGTCGGAAATTTTACCGGTTTCAATTTGCCGGATGAAATTTTGAGTTTTGGCGGAAAAATCAAATGTTTGTTGCATGATTATGATGATTCGCGTTCATTTTTGATTTTGATCATTGAATTTTTACGTTCCTCCCACATGTCAATCATGGTTTGAATGGATCTTTTTTGCCCTTCCAAATTTTTGATTTGGCGATCGGCCATTTCAATGCCGGAATCTAAATTGTGTTGTTTTTTTTTGAAAATCATTGTTTTGTCATTTGATCAATTTCGGCAATCATCGCGTCGCGTTCCATTATCGCATACCATTGCCATGATTGGAATTTTTTTCGAATTGTTTTGACAATGTGAATCGACGCACCGGCCGTTCCTGTAAAAACAAAAATGGCGCGAATCAAATAAATGATTGACGCGGCAATAAAACCAATAATGGCCAAAATAATCATGGCCGGCAATGTCCAAACCATTGCGATTTTTTCAATTGTGTTCATGTTGTTCATCTTAAAATGGTAAATCATCCGTGTCATTATCCACGGCAATTGATTCAACTAATGATTTCGGAATTTGGCCGATCATGTCCGTGACAGGCGTTTGATCATCCTTTTTTCCTGATCCAATCAATTCAATTTCATCAATAATGACATTGATGTATTTCATCGGTTGCCCGTTTTTTTCCGTTTCATAAATATCCAATTTTCCCACAATCATGCATTGGGAACCTTTGCGGACATATTTTTCAACAAATTCGACATACTTAAATTTGACGCAACGAAACCATGTCGTTTTTTTTTCGCCGTTTTTTTTCTCATTGACGGCCAAATTAAATTGTGCGCGTCCATTTTCGATTGTTGGATCCTGGCCAATGTGTCCGATTAAAATGATTTTGTTCATTGTAAAAAATTAGGTTTGATTATTTTCGGATGATTGATTGAAATTTTATGTTCATGCAACCATTGGTCAAATGTCAATGACATTGGATGAATGGCGCGATCGTATCGGTTGCCCTGATCATCGGTTCCGGATTCGATTTTGCATTCCCGAATGTATTCCCTTTTGAGCAAAAAAATGATTGCGGAATTTGGGTTGATTGATTTCATGATTATGGATATTTGATTGGATAAATGATCAATGACGCCCAAAATCCGCCGCCAATGGTTGCAATGAAATCCGGCCATGAAAACGTTCGGTTTGCGCCAAACAACCAATCCCAAATTTCTTTTGCCGCCGCAAATATTGCCACAACAATGAACGGCGGAATGAAGTTGTTTGGAATTGAAAAAATTAGCGCAATGTATGTTCCGGCAATAAAATGTTTCAACTTGTCAGTTTTCATATTGCTGATTTTTAATTTCGTTGACAATTTCCGTAAAATTTCCGCCGCCGCGCGAAATATTTTCGAAAATTTTTTCAACGCCTAATTGTTTGCACTTGAACAAAATTTGTTCATCAACGGTTTTTGGAATTTGATTCATTGCGATCAAATCGCGCAATGATTTCGTTTTCCTGAATTCGTCGCGTGAAATTGGTTTTGATTGTTGGATTTGATCCAAAATTTGTTCCCTGGATGTTTTGGCAATTTGCTTTTTTTCATCCGGCGTCAACGTGAAATCCATTTTTTTCAATGCATCGTATATTGTTGCGGCGTCATGTTTTTGCCAATTGATTTGTGCAAATATGAATTCATCCCAAACGGGAATCACACAAATTTGAACGTAATTCCAAAAAAGATATTTTTTTTCTAATTCCGTCGGTTCCGGTTTTTGTTCAATGATCCGGCTTGCGTCAAACATGATTGGTTTTTGTTTGGCTAAATATGCATTGAATATTTTGGCGATATATGGCGCGGAAAAATTTTGAAAATGGTTTGTTTCGACATCCAGGGATCCGGACA